AGTAATAATTCTTAACCATATGGTTGTGAAAAAGTTACCGGTTTCTGTCAAACAGAAAAAGGATAAGAAACGCAATGGAGCTCTTAAAAGAACTCCTCAGGTGATGACTAAGAAAAAATCTAGTCACCAAACTTGGGAATTTAAACCCAAGTTGGAAAATATGTCTGCAGTTTTGCATAATATTGACCAATCGGTCGATCCTGACGAATATCGTCAATGGATAGATCACCAAAGGGCTGAAGTCCAGAAGCTAATTCGCTCAAACGGTTATACCGAGGGAGCGAAGAGAATAAATCTCGTACGAGATTATACTCTGCAATTAGTCGAAGGACGGAAACCAGAGAATCCTGGGTGGCTAGCCACCTCAGAAATCTACAATGTTCCGTCATGTCTTCATGAAGGATTCATAAAGTACATCATTGATTACCTAAAAAGGCCAAAGGAAAGAGAGAATTATCCCTCATCCAAGCCTTACCAGGTCATTCAAACAGTCTTGAATATTCATAGACTGTTCTCAGGTCTCGTTGACACGAAATTTGATTCCGTGTTAGAGAAATCTAAAAACATCGACCCTGAACTTCTCTTAGAATTCGAGGAATTTGTAATCAAGGTTATCCAAGATTCAAAAGACTCAGGAATTCTAAAACCTTTTGAAACAACTGATGATAGCTTTGAGGACTCGGTTTTGAAAATTTCCAAAAACGGTCCTAATGGCTTACCAAAAGTTGAGACTTCGCATTGCGAAGCCATCAAGCTCCGAGAAAGTACTCTCTGGCAACCATTTTCTTGGTTATCCAAGTTAACAGGTCAGGAGTACTTAGTCAATTACGTTGAAAGGTTGGCTATAACACCAATTCCGATTAAACGTAAAGAGTTTGACATTCCTCAAAAACAGGTAAAACTGCGCAAAATCACGTCTGTACCAGATAAAGGTTTTAAAACCCGTCTGGTAGCAATATGTGACTTCTGGACTCAAACTTGCTTACTCCCTATTAGGAAGTATGTACAGTCGGTCACGGAAACAGTATTTAAAAAATACGATTTCCGTAAATCGCAAGAGGATGGCATTAGTGCCATGATCTCTGCTCAGAAGTCATGTATCAACAATGATTTGTATTGCGGATTAACTCTCAATACTGAGATGTTAAAAGCATACGATATATCATCGTGGACTGATAGGTTTCATCGCGATCTTCAAAAGATTGTTATGAAGAGCCTCTTTAGTCCGGCAGTTTCTGAAAGATGGGCACAGTTAACTGTGCACTGTGAGTGGTACTCACCCGACCTTGGTGGACATATTAAATATGGCCAAGGACAAGGTATGGGTACTAACGGTTCTTTTGATATAGCGACTTTAACCGACCATCTCTTCATACATTATATGTATGATAAGGAGTACAAAGACATAGGTCTAGTACCTCTTTATGGGAAGGTTGG